GATTGCAGGATGTATTTGGTAGAATGTGCCGCGGATTCACCGCATTATGGTGTATTACGATGCAAACAGCACGGTTTTATCAAATGGTTGAGCCAATCACAATATCAAGAATTACACACTGCGATGTATCCTCCATATGGCATCACAGCAGATGATTTTTTAAAAGAAATGCAAAGCAAGTAGCATCTATCTGTTTTAGAACCATATAAAGACCTTATAGATCGTTTAAAGCACCATTTAGATTGACTTTAATTTGCTGTTGCCATAATATTATTTTGTGGCATTACAGAAATTAAAAAAATTAGCACAGGAACGATTGCCCGTTTTATCAGAGGAAGAGCAAGAATTGCAGGAATGGGAAGACATTCTAAGAAGGAATGCTGAGCGAGCAGAACACAGAGAGAGATTGATGCAGAGTTGGAGAGATAGACCCAGACCCACTATTACCAAACAAGATATATTGAATCCAAAAAAAAGAATTAGATCATATTATAATGATTCCAAAGGACAGGGTCATTACTCAGATTATAATCCAAACCTATATTAAATATTCACAATGAGTGCTTGCCTGGTATTTTTCAATGGACCATCACTGAATGATTATCTCACACTGCCCAAAAGATTCACAGAGATTGGTTGCAATTACATAGAGTCAATCAGGTCCTCAGTGGATCATGTGGTCTGCTACGATCCTGAGATGCGGTCACAGATACCACAATCATCTACCAAAACCTATTGGTGCAAGAACGGACATAGGTCTGACACCTGGAGAGAGATCTGTTATCCAATGATGGATGCTCCACACTGCTCAGGCACACTGGCAGTGCGATTGGCTCTGCAGTTGGGATTCAAGACCATATGGATCCTAGGCTGTGATTGGGGTCATTCCAATGTTTCCGTGTTCGCTGATCGCTATAGATCTGTGTCAGCGAACAAGTACAGTCCCAACAAGGTCAGGCAGATGGATAGGTGGATGCAGGACAGAGACATTAGGATGGTATCAAACAATGAGTTGGCATTTAAGAAAAAACCCATACCAGTGGCAGAATTTATTTCCGTTTACGAGCACGATTAGGAGGTCTTCCCCTGCCTGCAGTTTTTAGAGGCTTGCCACCTCTTACCCTCACTCGTTCTCCATGGTGTTCTGTAAATTTCCAATAATAGATAACCACTCGTTCAATATCTTTGGCTAATTCAAACTCGCAGTGATGATATTTGCCGTTCAGGCAATGACCCCAATGACCCAGTGTAGCACCTAGGCTGTGCTTTTCGCTCTTGGTTAGGGTTTTTCTATCTTTGCCTCTAAATCTTCGTTGATCGTTGACACAGTGAAACTCTCCCAATGAGGCCAAACTATTAAAGAATTTTTTTGAATCCATTATGCAACCACTGTATGATTACTCACTGTGATGAATGCACTCCTGCGATCCAATGAATTGATAGAGGCCACTCGCACATCGTAAGCAGATCCCAATACCACGAAATCTATATGGGTAGTGGTGGCAGATGTGGTGGTCCATGTTTCCCAATCTGAGCTGGAACTCAATTTGTATTGCACAATATATGAATTTACAAAAGGATCTGTGGGTGCTAGCCAATTTACCAATATTCTTCTATTGGTGTTGTTGGTTTCCACATAGGCACTGATGTTAATATTTTCATTGTAGGCCGCACCTGAATAAAGAGCCAGCGATGTGGGAGCAGATACCAGTAGAGGATTAGGAAGATTGATCACAGGTCTTATGATATCATCTGGCTTGGCATTGATAGCATAGGCTGAAGCCTGATGTTCCACAGCAGTGATTTCTGCTTCTCCTGTGGGTTGAATTCTTATATCTGTGACCCTAAAAACACCATCCAATCCCAATTTGTTATTGGTGACTCTGATGAGATCACCCACTGTGGTATTGCTGGATGCTATAGTGGTATTGAATTGTAATATTTTTCCTGCTCTGGTTCTTTTTACATAGACTTCCGCATATTGAATGGCTTGTTCTCTGTTGGCCACTGTGGTTAGAGTGATGGTCTTTTCCAATCTCACACCATCTTCTGAGAGATATTGAGTATCTTCAGTGGAACCATCTTCTGGCCATATCACTTCATTGGGTTGATAATCAGCATAAGGATCCACATAGGTCACTCTACATCTATTAATTTTGCTCTCTTTGTTCTCACCCTCAATGTTTAATCCTCCCACTATCTCATCTTCAGTGATGGAAAATACCACAGCAGGATCTGATGGTGTTGCGGCAATGTCAGTGTCATCTCCACCGTGTTCAATCCTCAATTGATATTTGCCCTGTTGATAAGGCATGATACCACGGAATCCCTGCAATATTATTTTGATATTGGTCATTAGACTTTGAGAAGTATCTATTACAGCATCACAGGTGAATGCCTTGCCTGATGTGCTGTCAGTGTAGGTAACCACTTGATCGCATAGTGTGGCCGCAGTTTTAAATGTATCCCAATCAAATACATCATTGCTCAATCCTTTGCCAAAACGATCATTCCTCATATAATCCAATAGCACTGAAGCAGGATTATTGGTAAAAGTAGTGGTTTCAGAATCATAAGCAGTGGTGTGCGATGAACCTGTGGATCCCAATGTGGTAGCATCAAATATTTTTTTACCTTGTAATATAACTTTTACATCAGGTATGCCTCCACTGTATGGATTATTATCCACCTGTTCCTGTGAGGGATTGGGTGGCAACCATTCAAATCTAAAAGCCAAATAACATAGACCACTCAATTTGTGATCTGTGGTCCAACCTGGAGCATTTAATAATATGGATGATGCTGATTGATTGTCTCTGCCATCAAAAAATTGTACCTGCAGTTTGTTGGCATAATTGCCAGAACTGGGAGTGGCCACCACACCATGTGCATAGGAATCCAAAGGCACAGTGTTGTCATCTATGATCAATGATGTATAACCATTGCACTGACCTTCAGCCACCACGAATGCAAGATATAGATATTGATTGGTGCTACCATTGGTAGATACAAAAACTCTAGTTCCTCCCACCATTCTTGTGCCATATACCACAGGCACGTTGCTGATAGCAGAATCTTTGTTTATTAAAACTCCTTGTATGGATTGAGAATCTGAATAGTTAGAATCAGGAGCATCAAATTTGGTTCCAAATGGAGATGTGAACACACTGGCCACACCTTTAACCAATGACACTGCTCCTTTAACAATGGCCTTACCAAGATCTACAACTGCATCAACCACTCCACCCATTATATCACCATCTTTCTATAATTTTCTGAATATTTTTTATAACCTAATTTGGTTAAGAACGTGTTCATTCTATTGTTTTCATTGCCATGGGCATAATTGAAATGTATTTCCACTGCTCTATTTTTTACAGCCCAATCGTTCACCGCACGATATAATCGTAATGCTCCCAATCCTTTTCTATGTTCAGGATAGATATAATAAAAATGATCCTGTACGAAACAATCATAGTTCCATAGATATTGATGCAATGATACCGCACAACAACCTACAATTTTATTATCTTTTTCCATCACAAAAACTTTTAATCGTGGATTATCTATGGCATTGAGATAAGAATTTTTTAATTTTGCAAGATCAAGATGTAGATAATTGAAATTGCTTTCTGCGTGTTGAACTTTATTCAATTCAAGGCACTGATCTAGATCATCTCTGCAAAACTCTCTAACTATCATTATTTTTCTCCCACGTGGTATCAATCTGTAAAAAACCATTGTTCATTAAAAATTCTTCTCTGTTGTTGGCATTCATAAGATAGCAATTACTGGATGTTCTAACATTTTTAATATTGTTATCATTGCAATAGCCCAACACAGAATCAAATAACAATTGATAATAGGCAGGATTTCTATGCAGAGTATCCAAATGAATTAGATCAATATAACATCTCAGTTGAGTATTCCAAGGCACTGTGTCAATCTGTGCCACAGCAAAACCTACCAATTCCTGATCACGGAACATACCAAAACATTTATTTTGAGCACTTACCAAAATGCTCTTTACTCTAAAATTAAAACTGGCTTTGTCAAAATCTGTGTTCACCCAACCACGCTCATACACTGCTTTGTAAGCAAGATCCAACACTGCATTGATATCTTTGGCTGTTAATATTCTTATAATATTCATTATAATCTACCCCATCTAATATCTTTAACAATCTGTGGTGAAAAATCCATACCACGATCTGTGGGAAAATAAAGATTCTGTGATGCTGGATTGGTTCTTCTACCATTGGTCCTCTCAAAATCTGCGAATTGGCTGGCACAGCTGATTGTGATAGTGGCTGTGGTATCAGTTTCTCTGATAGAGTATCCTGTGATTCTACCATCAAACACAAGAAACACATCTGTATCAGAAAATGAAAAATCATCACCCAACACAGCACGATATATCACCACTCTTCTATCAATGTAATCATTGTTAAGAATGAGTGATACTGTGGTGGTATCCACTGCTGTGAATGTCATCTCTAAGGTGCCCACTCGCAGATCTGAACTCTCCACGATGTTACCATAACTTAGGAATTGATTCTGTGCTAGATAGGTATTCACACCAGCATTGGGAGCAGATGGACTGTCCCATTGTAGACTGATATTGGTTGTGGTGTAATATTGTGGTGTGTCTAATTGTAATTCTATTAAATCAGCAACAAATACTTGCCTTGAACTTAACTTGGTTTGAAGACCTGCTCCTATATTCCTTGACATTAGATCTCCTCATTCAAAGTTATTTCATATTTGTAAGTACCATCAGCTTGAGTGATGTATTTTTGTTGATCTGAATCTAAATAAACTTTTAAAGGCACGTTGTTATAAGTTATGGTAGTTGTATTAGTTATACCAGTCACAAGATTTGGATAAAAATTTAGAGTATCCACGGTAGAACCATCCAAATCTACATCTTCTGTCAGCATATAAACCTTGTCGTGGTTGGAAAATTTAATCAAATCTCCTTTTTTAAGGGTGCCTGTGCCTCCAGTGGTATTACAGGTTAATTGTCCTGCGGCCACAGTAGCATTCACAGTCACAGTGCCTGAGGCTGTGCCTCTTGTGCTGGCAATGGTAGGTGGAACCACAGTGAATGAACCATACTGGCCATCCTGTTTCACAATAAAACTATAAGCAGTCATAAAGTCTGCTCTGGTCATTGCTGGTGATTTTAATTTGAAACTCCAATATTGAGCACCTACTCTTATTCTCTGTGCTTTGCCTGACACGGCCACTGTCACTCTATTTTGAACGTTGCTTTGAAAATCTAATGTTTCAAAACCCACTGTTGATGGAAATGTACCACTCATATTATGCTGTTAAACTCCTTTTTCCTCGCTCTGCTAAACCTCTATTGATCAATCCAATAATCAAATCTTGTCTTGTAGTTAGTAGTGTATCAAAATCACGAGCATCAATTGTGTTTATGTTGAATGTCACTGTTAAATTATCTCCACCATAACCCACTGAACCCATGTCTCCACCTGTGTCTATTTGATTATTTGGTACTATTCTACCATTACTGCTGGGCACGAATAATTCTGGTCCTTTTTCACCCACCACTATTGGAGCATCTGCTGATACCGTTCCACCTTGTGCGAAGAACGGAATACCAAAGCCACCTGAAAAGAAACTTAAAGCGGCTTGTAAACCTATCTGTGTTCTTAATTCATTGTTCACTCCACGAACTTCATCTCTGATCTCTCTAAATTTCTTTCTAACATAATCTAAAATAAAAACTTCAATAGCTAATTGTATCAATCCTGTGATCAATTGTTTGGCAATGGCTTGTCCCAATTCATACATGGCTTGTGTGGCAGATTTGGTGCCATTGAAAATAGACAATAAAGCATCAGCACCCTGTGTCTTCAATGTGCCAAATGTGCCTTTCAATAGATCCACAGTTTCTTGATATGGATTTGCGGCTTCTTGTAATTGTTTGAAAGCATCTTCACCTGCTCTGCCCAATTGATACAATAGATCTCTCTGCTGTTCAAGATCTCTCAATATTTGATCTATGGGTATTTGTGATTCTTCTGCCTGTGCCTGTAGGCTTCTACCATAAGCATCAGCGGCTTTTTTAGCATCCTGTGCGGCTTTGTCTGCACCTGTATAAGCATCTGTAACTTTGTCAATGATGCCTTTGCCTTTGTCAATTTCTTCAAAAACTTTTTTTGTTCCTGTGTAATCAATTTTATTGAATGCTTCTTTAAATCTTTCTATAGAAGGAAATCCACCCAATAAGGTTCCATAAAAACCAGTCATGCTGTTCCAAGCATCTGTAAAGAAATTAATTACAATCCTACCTACGTTAATGAATGCTTGTGCTATTTCTCCTAATATGGCTCCCAACACTCTAAATCCAGCATTGAATTTTTCTAGTTGTGTTTCTCCACCTGTAAATTGCTGTGTGAATGAAGTTAAGAAGTTTTGTCCAAATCCTATAACTGCATTCTGTACAGAATTAAGACTGCCTTGAATGCTGTCTGCTTGATCTTTTAATGCTCCACCCAATGGACCATTTTTACCTAATAATTTGTTTAATGCCTCACTGGCCCTTAGACCTGATTTCTCTGCTTCTTTGGCAATGTCTGGATAAAATCTTTTAATGTATTGTGCTAATTCAGAAGTAGTACCTATACCTTCTATATTGGCCTTGGCAATCATCTCTGCGGCTTTGTCCACATTGATACCAAATGCGGCTGATGCTACACCTGCTTGTTCTAAATTCTTTTGTAAGTCTTGTGGTAATGGAGATATTCTTGCCAGAATGACTGATGCTTTTTGCACATCATCCAATGATAATTTATATTCTTTCGCAAATCGTTGAGCAGTTTCAAATGCCTGTTTGCCCAATTGAGCACCACCATACAGTGCTGTCAATTCACGATTGGTTTTGTCTGCGGCTGAAGCCACATCCAACAAGGATTTTAGGACACCCGCTCCTCCCAATGCAATGAAGGCACCCCTAACGAGCCTAAACGTAGAGGCCACAGTGGCACCATTTCTTTCAATTCTGTTCAATGCAGAATTAACTTGGTTTAGTCCTCCTAGTCCTTTGACTAAGACATCAATACCTAGTGCATAACTGGCCATCGTTATCTACCCTTTACAGGGTTGCCTTTCATTTTTGAAGCTTTCATAGTTTTCTGCTTCTCCTGGTTATCATATGTGATGTATCCAGCCCACATCACCAACTCCAACGTTGACATCTTTATGATTTCTTCAACAGACTTATGCAGTCTATCTGCTAGCACCATAATGAATCTCAACTCAACGTTGGTTGCTATTCCTTTGCGGCTTCTTCAGAAGTAATACTTACTTTGCCGTTGTTGATGGCACCTGCTACTTTGATAATAACAGATGGATCTGCTTCGTTAAGTAATTTTATTCTGTCCGCATCAGTGAACAACCTCTTACCATTGGCATCTTTGGCTTTGACAATCAGTGTTTCCACCAATGCTTCAACCAAATTACCTTTTGTGGCAAGATCCACTATCCTAGACTCATCTTTGAAAGGATGTGTGGTTCTGAAATAGATGTCAGTGCCCCATTCCTCACAGTGATATTTTTTTAATTCACCAGAGATGCTCTGTTGATAGTGTTGGCTTATCTTATCTGTAATGCTCATTTTTTATTTTCTCCTTATTTTTTCTTGTCTTATTACCTGGTTAATAGATGGCTTAATGATACCTTGCGGTGCCTGTTTGCTGTATCCATCTTCCAATCTTTGTCCATAAGGTTGTGGGTTGGTTATTTTAACTCTTTCTTTGGTTCCTGTCATTTTCCAAGATCTCCTAAATT